TTTAAACTTCACGAATATAAGCAACCTTTTATTGTATCTAAGGAGGATAAATTAAAATATGGCGAAATTTATAGTCCATTTTCTCTGATTGAAGAAATGTTTAATTTATTTGAACCAACTGTTTTTACGCAAAAGGATAATAAATGGTTGGATGCAGGAGCAGGATTGGGTTATTATTCAATAGTTTTATTTGATAAATTAAATAAAGGATTAAAAGAAGTGTTAATTATTGATGAAGAGAGAAAAGAACATATAATTAAAAATATGATTTATTTGGTAGAAATAAAAAAAGAAAATATTAATTACTTAAAAAATTATTTTGGAGAAAATGCGAATATTTATGATGGGGATTTTCTCTCTTCATCTTTTTCGTGGACCTTTAATTTTGATTATGTTATTGGGAACCCTCCTTATAATATAAATGGTATTAAAAAGGTCCCAACTAATAAAAAACTAAATAAGAAAACAGAAGATGGTGAAACAATTTGGATCTCATTTATTAAAAAATCTATTACTTTATTAAAAAGTGGAACAGGACAATTATGTGTTATTGTGCCGTCTATTTGGATGAAACCGGATAAGATGCTTACCTATAATTATTTGACTAGTTATAAAATAGAAAAAATACACTGTTTTACAAATACCGAAACCAATAAGATATTTAAAGGCGAGGCACAAACACCTACATGTTATTTCCTTTTAACAAAAAAGAAAACAGATTATTATATCGATTTATATGATACCTGTCAACAAAAATACGTTCATTTTTTATTAACCTCAAAAATCAAAAAAGCAACACCTATTCCTTTATTTGGACAAACAATCATAAATAAATTAAAACCTTTTATTGAAAAAGCAGGCGGGCATTTAATAGCGATAAAAACCAATTTACCGAATTCAAAAACGAAATTATCCGATAAATATGATCCAGTCCATTATCCTTTTCCAAATATAAAAACATGTATTATTGAACACAAAACCCAACCCAAATTAGTAATTAATTATAGTAATATTCCGCAAAAATACCATGGTATAAAAAAGATAGTATTAGCACATAAAATGTATGGATTCCCCTTTTTAGATTATGAAGGGAAATATGGTATTTCAAATAGAGATAATTATATTATTTTAAATGAAAATGAAAATGAATTAGAAAAACTCAAATACTTTTTATCAAGTAAATTGGCATTGTATATTTTTGAAACCACGAGGTATCGTATGAAATATTTGGAAAAATATGCTTTTGAGTTTATACCAGATATTACAAAATTACCAGATTTTCCAGAAATTATAACAGATGAAACGCTGGCATTGTATTTTAATTTTACAGAAAGTGATATTAAAAATATAAATCGATTACATAAAAAAGAATATTCAATGATAATTAATAATAAAATAATAAATAATTAATAATAAATAATAAATAATAAATAATAAAATAAAAATTGAATAATTAATAATGAATTTCTCTCATCACATAAAATCTATACTCCAAATAATTCCTTATTAATTCCTTATTAATTCATAAAATAAAAAATGCCTTGTATTGGTACAACGAGATTTAATTCAAGAACTTGGGAAGAAAATAAACAATGGCGAGAAAAAAATAAACATGAAGGATGTATCTATGGATCACCAATGAGAATAAAAGAAAACATCTATGTTGGAGATTTAGTATTTATTTTAGAAATGAATAATGATATAAATAAAATAGAAGGTATTGGAATTATAAAAAATACAGTTTATGCTGATAAATCATACCGTATTTATAAAGATGGAAATTATAATAGATTTATTTATAAAAGCGATTATCGGATAGATCGGAAACAACTTACACGGTATGAAGAAAAGATATTAGAACTATTTGATATTCTTGTGTTTAAGGGCAGTAAGCATTTGAAACGAGGACAAGGAATTACGCAGATACCCAAATGGATTTCTGAGAATAAACATTTTGACTTTATTAAATTCTTCAAAAAAATCTTTATAAAACATTTGAGAAATAATTATGAAACACTCGGGAAATAATTATAATATATACATTAAATATAACATTAATATAATATATACAATTAATACAATAATACAATAATATATTAAAATATAATAAAAATGGATGAAGACAAAATTGATACAAACATTAACAATTATTCAGTTGAAGATATATTAGAAATGCTTAATTTAAATGAGAATTCAACTGAATATCAGATCAAAGATGCTGCAAATACGATTATTTCAAAAATGAAAGAAGAAGGGAATGATGAAATTTCAGTTTTTTTTCAGAATGCGCTTGATAAAGTATTAGAATATTTAGATAATATTGATTATGATATTACTACAGAAGAAAAAGATAATGACCAATTTGATCAAACAACCCAACTTGGTAATTGGTGGAAAAATGAATTTACAAACCAAAAAGATAAAGATGATTACTTTCAATTGAAACGTGATCGGTTAGGAATTAATCAGAGTCATAATATTCCTATTGTACAGGATGTACTGAATCCAAATTTTAAAAATAAGACTACACGAATAATATCTGTGGATAGTCAATATAGACAAACTATATTTCCATATGCGAATAATGATGTAATTGCGTCCTCATTTAATACAGATTATACTTTTAATCTATCAGAAAGATTACAAAATGTCATTTCAATAAAAGTAAATTCTATACAAATTCCTACATCATGGCATACATTTGAACGTTCCTTAGGAAATACCTCTTTTGATTGTAGTGGTTCTAATATTTCTATTGAACCGAGTAATATTTCTATTGAACCGGGTAATTATACTATTGAAAATTTAATAACTGAAATAAGTAATAATTTATTAAGTAATTGTAGTGACGTTTCTATAGAACTAGTCCCATCAAATACAATAAATAAAAAAATACAATTTACTAATTCATCTACATCAGAAGAAAAAACAATAACTTTTTATAAAAATAAAGGGTTTACAGACGGGGTTGTTAGTAGTTGTGGTTTGGGAATGAAAGTAAATCAAAATTTAGGTTGGAATTTAGGAGTTAGACAAGAACCGGATAGTGTGGGTAATATTTCAATCAATATAAAAAAAGAAAGTCTATTTATATTAGATGTTCCTCCAGATTTATATGGACCAAAATATTTTATGTTGGTCATTGATGATTACAATAATAATATAGTAAACAATGGATTGGTCAATATGAAAGATACTACAAGTAAATTAAGCTTACCTAGTTATTATAATAAGGCTTCAAAGAGTTTTGATAATTCTCAGAATATTGAATGTCCTGTAAATAATAGTATTTCAAGTAAAAGTCCTTATATGAAAAAAAGTTCTCCACGACAATTAACACAGGCGCAGATATATTCAGTAAATGAAATCATTACTAATAGGAATAAACAGAGTAATCGCGTAGTAGGTCCAACAACAAGTAATATAATGGCGTTTATCCCCTTAAAAGGAATAACACAATTGCGCCCTGAACCCTATATTGATTATGGACCATCAATTCAAACAAATGAACGAACCTATTTTGGACCAGTAGATATTGAACGGATGCGCGTAAAGTTACTAGATGATAAAGGAAATTTAGTAAATTTAAATGGGCATGATTGGTCGTTTTCACTTATAGTAGAACAATTATATCAATATTAAATAATTATTTTGCTTATAGTATTGTAATATATTCCGGGACAGTAGTGTTTTCACAATCAACACATATTTTCCATTCTAATGATAATGGCACGGTTTCAGCATTTGGCGATTTTGACGTCCATTGTGATTTATTTAATACCTCATATAGTTTTTTAACACGATTAATAATGCCGCCAGCATCTCGTGGGGGCACGTGTTTTACTGCCCATTCAAATTGCATAGATTGTATTTTTGTTTGAAATCCGTGCACTAAACAAACGTGTTCCCATCCATTTCCTTTACTTAATGTGTATTTTGCGCCGCCACTGATTTCTCCATTATGTTTACGCAACCGTTTTACAGGATCAGGAGAAACACCAGCATACGTAGAACGTTTATTTTGGATTAAATAAAAAGACCATTTATCATTTTTATCATTTTTATTATTAATCAAATGATTTTTTTCCATAGAATATATTATAAGTATAACTATATAATTTTATAAGTAGTTATATACTTATAATATATTAACAATTAAACTGGGTTAATATCCGGATAAATTTTATTATATACATAACATAAATGGGTAAAAAATTTATCGATCAATATTCGTTATTACATTTAGCAGTAGGTATTGTTGTTTATTTTTGGGGTATAAGTTTAAAAAATTGGATTATAATACATATGCTATTTGAGTATATCGAAAATACTACATATGGAATGATGGTTATAAATACACAACTAAAAGGATTTTGGCCAGGTGGTAAAAATTACCGCGATTCATTAACAAATATAATTAGTGATAATATATTTGCTATTATGGGTTGGGTGTTAGCATATTATATTGACCAAATGGGAGAAAAATATAATTTGTACCGTTCTCATATTAATTATTCATAAAATTATCAATTAACCAAAAATTATTAATAAAAATAAGATTATTAATATTATCACTGGAAATTATTTTTATTTACACCTTTTTACATTTCAAACGCCTAATGTTTGTTTTAATTCTACATAGATAAATTTCATTTTCTCTTCATATATTTTTTGATAATACATTGTTTGTTCATTATATTCTTCTTCAGTTATTTCATTTTGATTTAATTTTCTGGTTAATGTTTGTTTTATTCTTGCGAAACATAATTTACGTTCTATATCTGTAACTATATGATGACACGATAAACACAAAATTTGACATTTATCTATTTCAGAATAAATGTCTTCAATATTTACACATTCATTAACCATACTACATACACTATTAACTTTGTTGAACATATTCAAATGGTCGTAATGATAACGCTCTAATATATGTGTTCGTTTGCTACAGCAAATCTCACATTGTATAATTTTATATCTCTGAATTTTTTCCCAAGTTATATCACGATAATCTGTATATTTACACCAACAAGTATCGCATATATCATTTCCTTTCCATATTCGTTGTGTATTCGTTTGAATACATATTATCTTTTTCTTACATTCGTAGCATTTTTTTGATAATGTATGAATATTGGTTAAATATTTATTTACATTCATTTGTTTATGTAAAAGTTCATTTAATGGAATTTCATAATATAATGACTTACATAAGTTAGGTGTAATATCTAATAAAACGCTTAATTTATCCCAATCATCTTCAATATTTTTGTCTTCTAAACAATCTTTAGATAAAATATAATTTTTTATTTTTTGTTTAAGTTTATTATTTTTATCAATAATTAGTTTACAACTAATGCTTGTTTTATTATGACCTAATTCATTGCAATTTTTACATACATTACGTTGTTTGTCTTTCGGTATTTTTTCCATTAATTCTTTCATCACATAAGTTAAATTATTTTCAGTTATATTAAAATTAATTTGTTCTTTTTTTTGTTCATGTTTTTCCATTAGCAATAATATTTCATTTTTGGTTTTTGAACTAACTCCTTTAATTCCCATTTCTTTACACTTTAAAAGCAATTCAGTTCTATTCATTATGTTAATTTATTATTATAATATAAAATAAATAACAATCAATTTTATATTATATAAAATCGACATTTGAAATGTAAAAAGGTGTAAACCAATAAGTATTTTAATTATTAGATAATTAATATTATATTTTTCAAAAAGATTACAAAAACTTTATTTATTAATTTTATTTTCGGCGTTTTTTTAGTTAGGATTCGGCGTTTTTTAATTAGGCGTTTTTCCTAACAAATCCTAACTAAAAAACGCCGAATCCTAACTAAAAAAACGCCGAAAATAAAATGAGTGTTTTCATAAAAAA